GAATGCCATTAGGCTCGGTAACAGAAGGCAACCATGGAGAGGCGGAAGGGATAGTGCCCGCTACTAAGGCATTTTCTTGTCCGTCGAACCGCTGTTGAAGAAAGGAACCCTTAGTGCCGTGCAAGGTGTACTCCCATTGGCGTTCCAAAGCATAGGTAGTGGATTTAAGGCGGACGCGTAGTTCGTTTTCGTAAAAGAGAATCAGTTCAAAATAATCGTCGGTTTGAGTACCTTTGCGAAGGTAACCCAAATCGGCATATACGTTTTTAGGAGTACCAAATAGTTGGAGAGCTTGGTCTATGAGATGTGCTCCTAAATCGTAGAGAGCCCCTCCCCCACGTTCGGGAGTCTCCTTATGAGCCTTAGCACTAATTTCACTTCGGAAACGGTCGAAGCGCATTTCTACTTCTTTGAGTTCGCCCAGTACACCACTGTTTACTATTTCTTTTACCTTTAAATAATCGCCATCATAACGCCTATTTTGGTAAACGGAAAGCAGCTTGCCTTGTTTTGTAACTAATGTATTGAGTTCTTCAGCCTGCTCGACAGTAACGGTAAAAGGCTTTTCAACCAATACATTCTTATTTGCCAATAACGCTTCTTTGGCATACTCATAATGGGTTTGCACAGGGGTATTGACCACTACCAAATCTACCACAGGGTCTTGTAGCATTTCGTTTACTGAGCGATAAAGTTTAGCGCCAGGATATAGAGCACGCGAATCGGAACGATGGCGTTCTACTATCGCATAGAGGTGATATTGTGGGTGTTGTGCTATGAAAGGGGCGTGAAATACCCGTCCGCTCATACCAAAGCTGGCAAGGGCTACATTAATAGTCATTAGATAAGTATTTATAATTCTTTTAGGGAATTGATAATGTCTTTCATCTGCTGGTAATTCTTTTCTTTTTTGCTAGCTAACGTCCACGTAAAAACTTGGTAGTAAGTCTTTTTAGTTTCGACAATAGCCACCACGTAAAAGACTCCGATACCATTGACGGTTTCGGTAGTTTCAACTACTACAGCAGGATATTTATTAATGGTAGTTTCGGTGATTTGTTTATCAGTAGGGCGCATCATCTTGGCTTCTGCCCAACCTTTTTTGCAGATGCTAAAATAGTCCTTTAATCCGAAAGATTTAACAAAGGCTTTTTTGTTTTTAATATGCAAAGAGTCCTTTAACACTTGGTAAAGTACCTCATTAAGCTCCTTGCGGTCTTCATCGATTACTGCAACAAAAAGCTCAGACTTACCGTTGCCATATTGCAGAGAGGCTTCTTCATAAAGATTATTTTGGCTGGTAAGAGAGTTAGGTAGTGTCATTTCATATCTATCTTCAACTTTCACTACTTGAGTGGCTTCAGAGGAGGTATCGCTCACTCTGCAAGCCGTAGCTAAAAGGAAGACAAAGATGAAATACAAGTTACGTTTTAAACGCTTCATCTCTTTCCTAATTTAGTTTTTTCCGCCACAAAAGTATAAATAATTTTTAAACTAATCAACTTTTTATATAAAAAATAACACAAATACTTTTTTAGTTGAAAAAAAAGGTTGAATTTTGTACCCGAAAATACAAGAAGATGCTACCGCTGAAAGACACATTAAAACACAAAGGATTACGGAATCAATTAGCTGATTTATTGAGAGAAAAAGGCATAAAGGACAAGCGTGTATTGGAGGCTATTCGCACGATACCACGCCACTTGTTTATGGATAGCAGTTTTGAAGACCACGCTTACCAAGATAAGGCTTTCCCGATAGAGGAAGGACAAACTATCTCTCAACCCTATACCGTAGCTTTCCAAACGGAATTGCTACAAGTATCACCTCGACAAAAAGTATTGGAGATAGGTACGGGCAGTGGCTATCAAGCTAGCGTACTGCTATATTTAGGGGTACAGCTTTACACTATTGAGCGACAACAGAAACTCTTTAAGCAAACACAAAAACTACTTCCCAAACTAATGAATCGTACTGTGCATATGTACTTTGGCGACGGTTATAAAGGGATTCCTAACGAAGCGCCTTTTGACCGTATTTTGGTAACGGCAGGCGCTCCTTATGTGCCGAAAGCGTTGCTTGCACAATTGGCGGTAGGAGGACGTTTAGTAATTCCGATAGGAGAAGAAACTCAAACAATGACGCTTTACGAACGCATATCGGAAAAAGAATTTCACAAGACTACGCACGGGACTTTTCAGTTTGTACCGATGCTAAAAGAGAGAAACTGATGATTAATGATTAATGATTAATGGTGAGTGATTAGTGGTGAATGATTAATAATAATTTTATATGAGAACCATTACTTTTGTTTTACTATCGTTATTGCTGTTTTCGTGTAAAATAGTTACTTTAATCTATTTTAATTTTCTTTAAACTGAAAAATAAATAAAAAGCAAGTAGTACAAGGGCTTTTAAAGCGTTTTTAATTTTAAAAATAAAAAATATTTAAAATAAACTTACCACGATACTTACCCTTTTTGTATCTTTGCCGAAAATTATCGGATTATGTTTTTCTACCTAAAAGAGCCTAATGGCGACAAAGATACAATAATTATCATTCAGTATTACATTACTGACGAAAAAAAAATATTCAAGTATTCGACAGGCGAGTACATTCACCCTAACGAATGGGACTTTAATGCCCGTATGCCAAAGAGTCGCAAGGGTGCTGATGGAGTAAGGCTGCGAAAGATAGCCACACATATTATGCAGTATAACGACTTCCTTGTTACCCTCATTGATAATTACAAATTGAATGGTGAGAAGATAACAAGAGAAAAATTAAAGAACGCTTTTGACGCTAAATTTAAACCTGAGAGGGCAACTAATGGATTTGAGCGCTTCACAGATTTTGCAAGTGATTTCATTTCTTCTATTAAGGGAACGATTAATAAGAATACTGGCAAGGAATACAGCAAGGCTCGTATTTACATTTACAACCAATCACGTAATGCCTTGATTAATTTTGAAAATTACTCTAACAAACGAATTAAAATTGATGAGTATAACGCTCAACTGAATGATGAGTTTGTAGCATTTTGTATGAATGAAAAGAAGTACTCGGCTAATACGATAGGTGAATTAGTTTCGGGCATTAAGGTATTGTTGAGAAAGGCAAAAGAAAAGGGGTATACAATTGCTAACGATTTAGATAACTTCACAAAAACAAAGGAGGAAAGTATATCAGTGGCATTGTCAGAGTCGGAAATTGAAAGGCTGGTAGCATTTGACTTTTCTAAGGATAAGAGATTGGAAAATACACGTGATTTGATGATTTTAGGACTTTGGACAGGGTTACGTGTTTCCGATGTTATGAAACTGCCGGTAATTGACCCTGATAGTAAGTTTATTGAGGTTGAACCTCAGAAAACACATAATACTTCGGGGGCAAAGGTTGTAATACCACTTCATCACCATATTAAGGAAATGATAAGAAAGCGAGGAATGCCTACACCTTTGAATAGTGTAGTATTTAATAGCAACATTAAAGAAGTTTGCAGATTAGTAGGATTTAATGATGTAGTGGAAGGTACTTTAATGAACCCCAAAACGAGAAGAAAGGAGCGAGGAGTATTCGAGAAGTGGCAATTAATAAGTTCACACACTTGTAGGCGTTCGTTTGCTACAAACTTATATCTAATGAATTTCCCTACATTATCAATAATGAAGATTACGGGACACACAACGGAGGCAAGTTTCTTGAAGTACATAAAAGTAACGCCAAAAGAGCACGCCGAAAAGTTATTAGCACACTGGGAGGAATATTATAAGGACAAAAACAAAGTACCCTAATAAGGGGCTTTTTTATTATTACTTTAAAAGTCTTACTAATAATTAATTGATTATAAAAAAACGCACCTATTGCAGTAGGTGCGTTTTTGTTTAAAATAAATAATTAGACGTAATCCTACAAGGAAAAAAACACGCTTTTTGAGGCGTGTTTTTCATTTAATAATAACCTAAATAAATATACAAGAAAAACAAATGAATTTTCAATAGAAGAAAGCACACTAATAAAAAGTGTGCTTTTTTTGTGAATAATTAAATTAACAACAAATAAAACTACAACCGTAATGATGGGGCAAAGGTAATGAAATGTTTTACAACTCATTGCTAACACACATTAGCAACGTCGTAGGGTACGTTGTGCGTAATTTTGCAATATGGAAATTCGTTTTAGCACACATAATGAACAATTGACAGCCTCACAGATTGACGCTGAAAATGGCGTTATCTATGGGGTCGCATTGGCTAATAAAGGGCTTAACAAGAATGGTTATTACTTTTCCGAAAGATTTCTAAACGAGTTAAAAGCATACGGAGAGAAGGAAGGTAAGATAAAATCTCGCTTTGAGCACCCTACATTTGGTACTTCTAATTTTGGGTCACTAATAGGTTGGTTTAAGAATTTCAGAATTGAAAATGGCAATCTGTATGGCGATTTGTTTATTGCAGATGTGGCTAAGAAGACGCAAGTAATGGGCAGGGGTATTTCGATTGCTGATTATGTTATTTCAATGGCTTCGGAGTGTCCGGATATGTTCGGTAATTCTGTATATGTGTTTGCCGATGAGGTTATAGAAGAGGTAACAGAAGGAGGAGAAACAAAACGATTTGCAGGACTATCTCTTGATTGGTGGGTGGCTTCTGACTTGGTAGACGTGCCCGCTGCGACGAATGGACTATTTTTTTCAAACAAAAGTAAAACAAAAAAAGTTAATTATATGAATATTTTAGAAAGAGTGAAAAAAGCGTTTGATTTTTCAATTAACAAGGCTTTTGACTTGGATTTGACCCTTGCTAACGGTGATATTATTACCGTAGTTACTGAGGCTGAAAAGCCACAAGTGGGCGACAAAGTGAAACAAAAGACTGACGGGGGAGAAGACGCAGAAAAACCGCTTGCCGATGGCGAGTATGTTTTGAAAGATGAGAGCACGCTGGTAGTAGAAGGCGGGGCTATTAAGGAAATTAAGGAGAAAGCGAGTGAGCCTAATCCTGATGAAAGCAACCAAGAGGAGTTTGCTAAACAATTGGAGGAATGCTTTAACTTGGTGGCTGAGAAGATTGAAGCTTTATCAAGTGAATTTGCTAAGATAAAATCGACACAAAGTAGATTTTCAGCAGACGACAAAGGAGCAACAAGCAATGAGCCTTCCGTGAGTGGAGACGGCTTGGATATGGACAAAATTCGTAAACGTTTGGGTCGTATCAAGTAATTTTAACTATTAAAGGGATAAAATATGGCAAATACAGCATTTAAAGAGTTTCTTAAAGAAGCGGAAAGAAACAAGGAGTACATCAAGAGAGTTAAGGACTTGTTAGAAGAAGGGCAATTTGGGTTGCTTCCTCTGCAACAAATCTTTACAATTCGTGAGGGTATTGTGAAAGGTACTGAGTTTGGATATTATGCGCCAGTATCGAATGTAACTCACTTAGACGAGGGTTGCGGTAAGCCTTCTAAGCCACTTGATACACAAGTGCGCACAGGCTGGTTTGACCCTGTTCCGTTAAAGGTGAATGTTTCTGATTGTTATTCGACATTGGAAAAGACATTCGACGCTTGGGTGGCTAAAACAGGAGCAGACCGTTTTAACATTGACGATTCAGATTATGTGGCGTTTTTGGTTTCACTAATCGAGGGTGGTATTTTGAACGACTTCAACAGATTCGTGTTCTTCGCAGACAAGAACCATTCGACAGTAGGAAGTGGTAGTGGCACACAAGTGCTTAAAGCGGGCTTGGACAAAGCTAACTTTAACGTGCTTAACGGATTGTTTTCTCAGTTTGAGGCAATGGTAGCAACTGCGCCAGAGAGAAAGATTACTATTGATGAGAACGCACAGACTACTTATGCTAAACAGCGTGCTCTTGCAGATGATAGAGCTTACAAGGTACTCTGTCAATTGAAAGATATTGCAGGATTTAAGTCAGGAGCTTCACCTGTGTTTGTAATTACACAGAGTTTAGCAACCAACTTAACACGTTTTATGCGTAAAGAGTTCCGCAACGAGCAATCATTTAAAATGGTTGAGGGCGGTTATATGGTGTCAGAGTTCGAAGGTGTACCTGTGGTTACCTCTGAATGGTTAGACGATATGATACGTTCTAACTTTGACGACGGCACCAAGTGGCACAATCCACACCGTGCCTTGTTGCTTGACAAGAATGAGTGCCAAATTGCTATTGACAGTATGGGAGCGCTTAAAGACATAGGTGTTGAGTACTTGGGCGGTGATATTGAGAAGGTATTTTTAAAGGCTTCTTACCGTGCAGACTTCCAACGTGTGATTGGCAATACCGGAGCAATGGCGATTTAGTAATGATTAATGATAAATGGTTAATGTATGCTTAGCCATTTATCATTAACAATTAAACATTAAAAGAGAAATTATGGCAGAATGTATTAATGCGTTAAGTAAAGATTTGACCTTTGACTGTACGGATAAAGTGAAAGGTATTGAGAAGCGTATCTTGCTCATCAATAGAGCCGATATAGACTTCGCAGCAACCACAGTAGACGCTTCGAAGAACAAAATGAGTTCACTTGTGCTCAAAGCGAGCAAGACCGGTTACTTCTTTGATAATTTCAAAGAAACGCACATATCAGAGAGCATTAAACCGGAGATTTCAGATGATGATTTCAATGGCTATAAGCACTCAATAGGCATTACTGTGTATGGCAAGAGCGCTGAGGAGTACGAGCAGATAGACCAATTTGTAAATGGTGCGCAATTAGTTGCGGTAATTGAACACAAAGCGAAAGGTGAGAGCAGTTTTGACGTATTGGGCTTCTATGTAGGGTTAGAAGTGACAGAGGGAGAGGGTCGCACTAACGGCGGAGCTTTCAAACTCACAATTTCGACTCCTGCAAATCAGAAAGAGCCTAATGTGGCTTTGAAATGGCTTGAAACCGACTACGCAACCACTAAGAAGAAATTCGACAAGAAACTTGCTGCATAGTGGCAAAATAAATTGGTGAAATGGTTTTTACAGATGAGAAATTGAATAAGTTGCTCATTGGGGGGTATGAAAAGGCGGTGAGCGAGGACAAAGATACGTTCATCGCCTTTTATGCTTACCTGTTTGACGACAACGACCCTTGTACGACTTGTGGTAGTAAGTTACAGGGGTATTGGAATAGACTCATTAATGAGGGCAAAGAAAAGTTAAGAATTAAAAATAATATTATTATGGCAAAAAAAGGTCAAAACACACAAGAAGAGTTAGCTAATGAACAAGTTGGCAAATTAGCGAATGATAAATGTGCATTTAGATTGCGTGAAGGAATTGGGTCGCTGGCAATGGACTTCGGTAGTAGTGAGTTGTTCAATAACGACACCATCACAGATGAAATTGCGGTGAAATATCTCAAAATCAACAAGAATAGGATTGCGAACTTCGAAGTGTACCCTGAGAATTGGGAAGAACTCATTAAGTAACAATTAGCAATTGATAATTAACAATGGCAAAGGTAACGGCAATAGAATTAGCGAAAGAGCAAAGAAAGACAAATAGTGAGAAGTATAAAGGCTTCCCGTATTTGGCTAATGGTCAAAACAACGACTACCCAACAATTATTGAGCAGTTGGTGGCAGGTTCACCAACCGCTCGTGCTTGTTCGGGCGTGATTGCTGATTTCATCTATGGTCGTGGTTTTGCATTGGAGATTGAAAGAAGAGAGCAGGCAAGGTCGCAAGGGGTTCGATTTAGAAAAGATGAGTTGTTTATTAATGATAAAAGGGAAACCCCTAACGACTTGCTGAAAAAGGTTGCGAGAAGCATTGCAATACATAAGGGCGTATTCGTACACGTGAATTACAACGGATTCTACGAGAAGACAAGCGTACAGGTATTGCCTTATAAGAATTGCCGATTAGGAGCAAAAGACAGCGAGGACTATCGAGGTAAGGTGCTGGTATATAACGATTGGGATAAATTGACGGACTATAAGGATAGAGATAAGAATTTAGTTGCAATTGACCGATACGACCCTCGCCCCAAGGTGATAGAAGCGCAGGTAACCAAGGCAGGAGGTTGGGATAATTACAAGGGGCAAGTATTCTTCTTAAACCTTGACAGAAATGACACCTACCCGCTGGCGTGGGCTGATGTAGTAATACGTGATTGCGAAAGTGAATGGCTGTCGAGTGTATTTACCCGCAACGGGTTTAAAAAAGGATTCTTTGGAACGTATGCCATTGTTACTCCAACAATGGAAAGCGAGGAAAAACGCGAGGATTTCAGGAATGAACTAAGAAAGAGCATAGGCGTTGAAGCAGAGCAGAGTGTGTTTCACTTTGAAACGGAAATGCAGGGCGATAAGTTGGAGGATAATGTACTGATAAAAGCTATTGAGAGCAATATCAAGGACGATACCTTTAAGTACGCTGATGAGAAGACAGCTAATAACATTCGCAAGTCATATGGCAATGTACCTCCTGTGCTTATTGATTACGTGGAAGGGAAATTAGGTAATACATCGGGGGAAAGTTTGAAGGAGGCACGTATCTTTATGCAGGAACAAATGCAAGAAGAACGCCAAGATGTACAAGAAATGTTCGAGGAGCTTTTCGACGGATTTGCAAGGAATATATCGGCAAACGGACTTTTTGAAATCAGCAAATTAGTATGAAGTTATTAGTTAATAAGCAAGAATGTAGCAAGTATTTAAGCGTTTCACTATTTCGTAAAGAAGAAGAATTCAACCGCTTTATTAGAGAGGCGCAGATGTTTGACTTGAAAGAACTTGTATGTGAGGCATTTTACCAAGATTTGACGAGCGAAACGCCCGTGAGGGATTACACTTTATTGCTTAATGGTGGCACATATACCTTTGAGGGCAAAAAGTACGAATTTGCAGGACTCAAAGCCGTATTAGCGTACTTCACATATGCTCGATATGCTTTCACGGGGCACTATATTGATACAGCTATGGGGCTGAAAGTGAAAGAAAATCAAGACGGAGACACAGTGAGCCAAGCAGAGAGAAGAGATGTGCGTACAATGTACAATCAACAAGCGGATTTGCTATGGCAAGACTGCCAACTGTACCTTGAAAGAAATGCCACACTATTCCCAGAATATAGATGTAATAGTAGCTGTGGCGATAACAACCGAATTAATAAACCAAGAATGAGAATGAAATTGATATGAGATGTATAGATAACATAAAGGATATAACACTTGATTGTGATTACAAGCCGAAAAAAGGACTAAAACATAGAGTACTGGTAATACCTTACAAGGACATCGACAGGAGGTATACAACACTGAACGCTGACAAGACAGAAATTACTCACTTGCAACTGTTACCCAGCAAGCGAGGGTTTCTATTTGAATTAAACAATGCTTTTAAAGTGAGTGGCTCGCAGAAGTTCAGCGGAGGATTCGCGCACGAGTTATCGATAAAGATAGACAAGGCAGATAGTGGGAATATTGCCACTATGAATGCACTAACAAAAGGCACTTATGTACTTATCGTGGAGACAAAGAGCAACACGTTTGAAATATTAGGCTATGAGGCTGGTGTAGTAGTTAGTTCTATACAACGAGACTATGCGGGGAATGTAATAGGGATAACTTTTGCAACGCCGAGCGATGTAAAAGAGTTGAGAATGGTAGCATTGTGGGGTGAGGGTGATTATCTTATGATGAGTAAGAAGTTTGAGAATAAGGCGTTGGTAAGATATAACATACTTAAAGGCACGAAAGATTTCATTGTGAACGGACAGCCTTATTATATGGATTTTAGTTGGAGTAGGAATGCTGGTGAACCTATAGATGAAAGATTTAATGGGAATGTAGTAAGAAAAATTAATGGTGATTGGCAAGGGATTAAGGCTAATATGCCAGATATTATAGGTGAGCCTGTGACTATATCATTTTGGGCAAAGACTAACGGAACAGGAAAGTTTGGGAATTACGCTACTATGAATAAAAACCCAAATGGTATAGGACCGTTTACAGAACATTCTAACAATGGTGTGTTAATTAGTGATAATAAATGGCACAGATACACTATTTACAACTCAAAAGGAATGTGTTTAGGGGAAGGAACTCCTAATGGTTTTATTGAATTTAACAATGTGAGTGGTGATATCTACTACTCGACTGTAAAAGTGGAGAGGGGAAGTTTTGTAACTGATTGGCATATTTCGATTGATGAATAATATATGAATAATTTTAAACGAAACTTAATAGGTAAGGACAAATTGCTACATTCAAAGGTAGGCAATTGTATGTTAGTGCTATTTTTTGTACTGTTTTTTAAATTTTGGAGTGTGGGTACTGCTTTCGTTTTAGCGTTAGCCGCTGTATTATTGGCGGGGCTTACAAAAGAGTTGTACGACAAGTGCATCAAACGCACCTTTATTGATTGGTGGGATATAGTAGCAAGTATTACGCCTTACCCTATTGTGAAATGGATAAACAAGGAAGCTAATGGATAAGTTTATGAAGTGGCTACTCAAAGCCAAGATAAAGATAGCGATATGGGCAACGCCGTTGGTTTTGCTCTTCTACTTTGACGATAAGATACATCTAAGAGATAGGGTGTATTACTTTTTTGTTGCTTTCTTTAAGAGCATTCCGTTGCTGTTGTTGTATGCTTATTTTTCGACTGATAGAGAACAAAATGCTATATTTTATGCGAGCATAGGGGTTTTGTTACTCCTTGATATGTTAGCTGGTGCTTGGTATCACTTTAAGAAGGGAGATTTTGATTTTGTAGACCTCTTTAAAGGGACAATTACTAAGATGTTGCTTATTGCAATAGCCTTTATATCTTTATCACTTTTAAATATACCATTGAGCAGGTCGGGGTGGGGGAATGCGTTTGAAATTACTATACAAATGATATCTTTATTATATCCTGTTAAGGATATTGTAAAGAATGTTTTCGTGCTTTCAAAAGGTAAATTTCCTCCTGAGTTTTTTATGAGAACCTTATACAACTATGAAAAAAGTGGAAAGTTGAGGGAGTTTTACGAAAAGGTAAACAGTGGTATTATTCCTGAAGAATTAAACAATAACGACAAAACAGAAGGCGACCAACAATGACACCAAAAGAATTTATAAAGCAATACAAACCTTTTGCTATTGAAACAGAACGCAAAACGGGTATATCACACCTCTTCATTTTGGCGCAAGCAGCATTGGAAACTGGTTGGGCTAAGAGCGTGCCAGGCAATATGTTTTTTGGAGTAAAAGCAGGCAAGGACACGCCTGCTAACAAAAAGCAATTGTTAAACACTACTGAAATACTTAATGCTCCAAACTTAGGATATAAGTTCCCCCAAGTGATGTCTATATATCAATTATGGAGTGGTAAGTACAAGTATGAAGTCAAAGACTGGTTCAGAAAGTACGACACGCCCGAAGAATGTTTTACAGACCACGCGCAATTCTTTTTCAAAAACAAACGATATGCTAAGGCATTGTTAGTAAGAAGCGACCCTTACAAGTTTGCTGAGGAGGTAGCAAAAGCAGGATATGCTACCGCTACCAACTATGCTGATAGTTTGAAGAAAGTAATTAAAATGATTGAAAGTTATGAGAAAGCATAATTACATAAGAATACTAAGAGCTTTCGGAGTTATCGGATTGGCGCTGGTATTGCTTGGTCTATTAGGTTGCAGGACCCGTAAGGTAACCAATACCGAGCAAAAGCAAGTCAAAAAAGAGCGTATTATAAAGTACAAGGATAGTACAGCTCTTTTTCAGCAAAACGAACAAACCTTGCAACTCGATACACACGCCTCGCAAGAGTAC